CTAGTGAGATTTAAAGATGAAATCGTAGACTTAAAGAAGATATCTAATATAAACAAAAATTATGATAAACTACACGAATTATACTATATTGAACTCTTGACTGTAAGCAGCGAACAAATCTGTCTTTCATTTAATTATCAGAAAGAAAGAGACGATGCTTTTGAAAAAATAATAGATGAGTGGAGCAGGGAAGAAACAATTCTTTTGATTTAAGAGAGCTGAGCAACGTGGTAAAAAGAGGGAAAATGAGCATAAGATACGAAAAATTGTCAGGAAAAACAACTCCTTTAAGCGATGGAAAAAATCCCCCTGCTGAAATGATAAATCCAGACTATAAGCAGCAACCTAGAAACACCAGAAAATGCATTGAATGTGGCAATACTCACGACACAATTGTAGAAAATACCATGACAGGAGAAATAATTGAAGAACTTAGTAAATGTAAGCGTTGTATAATATGTAGCAACAAGAACTTAATTGCGCAACAGCTTGTTCCGGTATTTGGCCAAACACTGCCTGGTCGATTGAAAAAGTCCTGTTTTTGGGAAAATTTTTAGTGTAGTCCTGTAACAAGGAAGACACACTCCCCTGGGGGTAAGCCCCCTTCGGGGTTTTAGCGATTCTTATTTTTACTTTGCAATCTGTCTTGCTCGACCCACAAACAGAGAGCGAAGACAGGTATTCATAATTGTCATTACGTATCAAACATGCTCTAAGTATCGCTAGAGGCTTTCTTGCTTGCATAGCTAACAACATTAACCGAAACAGTGCCCTTATGCTCAGCTTCAATATCCAGCTTATCACGCCATCCGTACCTATTCGCCATGTTGTAATACCAGGTTCTGCTATTGCCTATGCACGTACCGTCTGACTGCCTTCTTCCTAGGCCTTCCCAGTAACCTCTACCCTTGCGTATGGCATCTTGTAGCTCATGGTCACAAAACTCCTCAGGGAAGCGTTTAAGATAGCTTCTAATCGTTTCCGGACTCATTAAAGTAAAGCACTCAATGCTATAGCCCTGTCCTAAGTGCGCCAGCAGCTCTTTAAAAACCCTAGCCCGCTCCATTTTGCTTTCTTCCAGCCTTGCCAATCGTTCCTTTGCGCTCAACTTCTTGCCTTTCATTGCACCTGTCCTTCTTGTTATTGTTCTACTTGTTTCCTATTCTCAGAGTACCATAAAGAGCATTTACAATTAAAATAATATCTGTGCTTGTGTAGATTTCTACCTATTTGCTATATTCTAGAACATACCGAAACACTGAGTTAGTGCGTAGTGCCTAATGACAGTGTTTTGCAGTAGTCTCCCTTAGAGCTATTAACTTAGCAGAGGTTGTAGCAGCTGTCTGGTAAACAGAGAACTAAACACAAAGGGGTCAATTATGAAAACATTAGCTGATTTTAAAAGAGCTCTTACAGTAGGAAGCACTTGGAGTTGTTACAATAGCCTATACAATATGAGCTTTGGTATTCGAAAAGTTGCATGTGTTAAAAGCAATAAAGTTGGATTTGAAACAGAGGAAGGAGGCATATCTTGGCTTTATTTTCCAGTCGCCACCGAGTTTGAGATAAACAAACTTACAGGGGCTGCAGAGATATACCATCCTGAATGTGATGAAAAACCTAAACGATTAATATTAACCTACAGCAAAGTTTAAGGCCTCAATCGATACCTTGTTTTCAGGGTATCGCTATGAGATTTTAAACCAAAAGGAGTCAAGCAATGAAGATAAGAGTTTTCACACTAGATTTATTCGATACCAATGCTACTAGGGCACAGACAATATATAGAGTAGCTGATTGGGTATTTCTTGACATATTTGTACAATCACTAATCAGAAAAGGAGTCAGAGAATGAAACAACAGAGCACACATGCACTAGCAGCTAAGATGATTCGTAAAGAGCTAAAGAAAGCGTACCCTAATACAACCTTCACCGTTAGAGCAAGGTCTTTTAGCGGTGGTGATTCAGTAGATATAGAATGGACTGACGGCCCTACAGACAAACAGGTAGCCGATATAACAGCAAAATACCAATACGGCCACTTTGACGGCATACAGGACCTTTACGAAAACACTAACCGAAGAATCGACATTCCACAAGTGAGGTTTGTCCATGAGAGGCGCAAATATTCTGACCAAGCCCTACAAAAAGAGTTTCGAGTATGCAAAGAGAAGTTTGGAGGTTGGGAAAACATTACGTCCCTGGACGAAGAAGGAAACATGCTAGACTTCTTCTCAAACTATCGCTACTGGACACCGAGAGCATACATTATTGATAGAGTATTGAGAGACAAATCGTTATCGTAAAAACCAAGGCTAGTAGCTTCTGTAAAAGTTGCTAGCCGTGTGGATATATACAAGAAAGGAAGATTGAAGTATGATAAACCGCATTCAAACAGAACTCGATCATGAAAGACAGGTTTACGCAAAGAGAAAGGCTGAAGGTCGTACAGACTATATAGCGCTTGCGTTACTGTCACGAATTGAGAGAGAGATTAAAATACTAGAATATAGGTTGCAACATGAGCAAAAGAAAGCTAAATATCGCAATACCGGAAAAACAATATATAATGTTAAAGAAGCTGTCTGTCGATACTGGACTCACTGCTACGGCTATTATAACGCAGTACTTAGGATACTTGGATTCAAAGCATTACAGAAAGCGAGAGGTGTTAAATGAGAACAGCAAAAGCGAGTTCCAGCTGCATAGCTAGTCTAGTATCTGAGCACTTATCAAACTTGAGCTTAAGCCGTAGCGATCAAACTGTTACGGCCTATAAGAACGATTTGCAAAGCTTTGTATGCTACCTTGAAACAAAGCGCATTAAGAAGGTTTCAGCCTTAAAAAGCTCTCACATTACAGAATACCTTTCACACTGCAAGGCTTTAGGTAGGAGCGAAGCAACACTTAATCGATACTATATGTCGTTGAGATCTTTTTGTCGCTTCTTACGTAAAATAAAGGCTACTGAAGATGATATAACCCAAGACATTGAAGCACCACAAGTTAGACAGAAAGCACCGGTCATACCTTCACAAGAACAGATTGTTTTCATGCTACAACAGCCGGACACAAGCACTGAATCAGGGTTACGCGACAGGGCAGCACTTGAGCTATTGTATTCCTCTGGCTTAAGAGCTTCTGAGCTATGCGATTTAAAGCTTAAAGACCTTGGGGAAAACCATGTGATTGTTTCTTGTGGCAAAAGAGGTAAAACACGCTGTGTGCCAACAACTACAGAAGCGCAGAATTGGGTTAAGCAATATATAGAACAAGTGCGAGGACATGACAAAGGCTACTTGTTTCTAACGCCTCTACGTAAGCCAATGAGGAGGCAGCTATTGTGTAAGATAGTATCGCAGTACGCAGGAAAGGCCGAATTGGAAGGTGTTTCGACGCATACTTTGAGACATGCTTGCGCTACACACTTACTTGACGCAGGCGCAGACCTAAGATTGATTCAAGAAGTTTTAGGGCATAGCTCGATAGCCTCAACACAGAGATACACTCACCTTAGCAGCAACAAAATACAAGAAATGTTTCAAAACTTTCATCCGAGGGGAAGCAATGGTTGACGATATTTTAAAAGATGAAGCATTTGATAGCATCTTTGGCAAGGGTATCTATCGCGACAAGGAAGGCAATGAGATAAATATTGAGCAATTGGAAAAGTTTTTAAGAGACGATTCATACAGGATTGTTAGGCAGGACATACTTCAAAAGCATTTTATCTCTACAGTATGGCTTGGCGTACCTCATGGGTTGTTTCGAAACGAATGCTTTGAAACTATGGTTTTTTCGATGGATGAAGGAACTACCGACCCTAGAAGTAAATTAGGCAAAAGTCTGGAATGTGAGCGATATATCACTATGCAAGAAGCGATCGAAGGACATGAGAAGATATTAAAAGAATACAAGGAATTAGAAGAGGGATTAAAACAAGATGAAAAAAGAAGAATTTGAGGGGTGGGAATCTCTGGCGGGTGCCATCGACCTTCTGGAAACTATGGGTTTTGAAGTTGAGATTAAGGCGAATGCAAGGAAAATATTAGAAAAGATAAGTTCTCAAAGAAGGATAAACGATGAGCAAATACAAGACGATATTCTATAAGAAATGGAAAATATGGTACTGCGAAACAGGTTATGAATACATGGGTGAGAGATACAAGTATAGAACTTTGGACAAAAGAGGTTTTGAAGTTTATTTCGATACGGCAGAAAAGGCAAAAGAATACTTAGACAGGTTTTTATAAATGGAAGAACTACACAAAATAGCTGAAATGGGGCTGGTACAGACTGTTTCGGTCATAGCTACTGTTATAGGCTGCGCTTACTACATTCACAAAGAAATACAGGCAGACAGAAAAGAATTTCGAGATCAGATTAAAGAGCAAGAAGCTAAGTTTGAACGGCAAGACGCCAAATTTGAAAAAATAAACTCAAGAATTGATAGGCTATACAGAATGTTTTATAACTTGCTAAAGGAGAATAAATAATAATGTTGTTTGTTTTATTTCTGCTTATTTTATTGATTGGTTATAGATTTTATATGGAGGTTTAGAATGGTCCAGGGAATTTGTCTGTTTTTACTTTTATTTTACTTGTTTTTTTTCACAGACGTTTAGGATGAGCTTTGATGTAATTTTCGCTTTGATTTTTTTGTATTCTTTGCAGATTTTAGAGCAATTCATGTTTTTCAATCCATAAGTCATAAAATTCAGTTTCCGCAAGGCATTCGACGCAGTATTGCTTTGCCTCGCGGAAGTTCTTTCTTACTGCAATCACTTGATCATGACCGTTAACATCAATACCCATAACAACATACACAAGCGCAGGAAAATTGATTACAGCCATCATGCAACCTCTTGTACTTCTTCGACACTAATGTTCTCTTTTAAATCGGTCAAAACTTGTGCATAATCAAAAGACCCTTGGCCAAGCTCTCGAACAAATAGCGACGTGCTTCCTTTCTTGTTTGCTGTGTATGTCTTAGTTCGAAACAAAATACAAATCTTAGCGTCATCTTCCCAGACCACACCATTTAGAGCGTCATTGAGGAATTTTTCTAGATTGTCTCCGTCTGGTCTTTTTTGATGAGGAGTCGTGTTTAATATCCTTCTCTGCTTGTGAGTGAACTTCGATGGTGCTGGTAGTCTGAAGTGAACTATTACCATAACAGGACCCTTCATTAGAGGCTGTTTCTTGCCCTTGATCTGGCTTATCACACATTGCCTCATTTCGTTCATTCCCCTTGCGCTTGGATTGTACTTGCCTCCCCATGCGCTTAGACGTACCGACGCTTTTGGCTTTGGAGTTAAGGGAATTGTTACCGTAAAAGTGTTGGTAGTCATGAAACCTCATAAACTTTAGTTCTATCCTAGGATTGTTACTATAGTGTTTTTCAACGTCTATCTTAACGATTTGCCTGTAGGAATTGATCAAAACATGGTGAAGATTCTCAAGAAGGCATAGTAAATAGTCACAAAGCTCATAACCTTCGACTGCTGGCATAGTCTCGAGTTTGGAATTAGAGGTTTTAGGGAAATCCTCTGGCGGAGAAATAAAGAACTTTGCGACTATTACTACGGGGGTGCTAGTGTTAAAGCACTTGGGAAACGTTGATCGAAGTATGCTAAACCACTGTTTGCTACGCAGGTATTGAGCTGAGTGAGTGCGATTCTTTAGCGTGTACTTAATACTATAAATAAGCGGCTCTCCTGGCATTTGTAACGTGTAGTCAGCGCCAGGATGGCCAAGTTGGCTTCTTTTTATGATTTGCTTAAGGCTCATTTATATGCTCTATTACACTTGCTATCATTTCTTCTTCGATACACTCGGCTTCCCTAGCTATCACGTCTTCCAGAGCTTCGATGGCTTTCTCAATTGCGATCTCTTTAGTACACTCGCATAGAGTCATCCAGCTATCAAAAATATTGTCAGAACCATAATTCTTGTGCTTCGCTTTGTAAGTTATCCTCTTGCTTGGCTGGATCTTCATCATTCCTTATCTTTTTTGTAAGTTCATTCAAGACTGCGGATTTAAGCTCCGATTCATATTGCTTGTTTAGATAGCTTATGATTGGCAGGAACTCACTTTTTTCAGCGCGTTTTATCTCTTTCTGTGGCATTGCCCACCAGCGAGCTTCTCCTTTACAAAAGTATTTACAGTCGAGAATCTTCTGTCCTTCAGGGTGTATCAAAAGAGAGAAAAAAGCCTTTAAAGCTCCTTTATCGACTATTTTCACATTGCCTATTTCTACTTTGATATCGCTCATATGGTTTTTAGGTCCTCTGATAGTTGGTTAACTTTTGGGGCAACAAAATCACATAAGACACCTGCTACCCAGATTTGACAGTTTTCTTGACCTTTCCATTCGGGATTAGTCAGAGCCATGATACAAACTTGAGTGAGACCGTAAATGCTATTCAAATCATCTCTACAGATTGTGACACAACATTTTTCTTCTCTTCTGTAAAAATCACTATCTTCTTCGTCGCCGCTCATTGTTTCTCCACAAATGCGATAACGTCTTGAACTTTTTTAGGGGTTTGGAGCCCAATGGAACGAAAACATACGCTAAAGAAAAGAATTTCCATTTAATTTCCTTTTGGCTCTATGAACTCTATGTACCCGTCCCATTCAGGTTGGTAAAACAAAAAGCATACGCCTTCTGTGCCGAACATTCTGTTTTTAGCTATACGAACTTTCATTTTACCAGCGTGTGACGTGGGATCTGTTCGACTAGTCCTGTGTAGTATCAAAACATTGTCTGCATATTGCTTTATTGAGGATGATCCCTTTAGAGAATGTATGCCAACTTCCTCATTGCCTGTAGAACTTTGACGAGGATGACAGATCAAGAAGAAGTGCATCTCAAGTGAAAATGCTAACTCGTGTAGTCGTTTAACTGTTTCGTCTATAGCTTCGTGTAGCTTTTCCCTTCGGAAGTTCACCAGGTAATCCAGATGGTCTAGCATAACGATTTCTACACCCATAGCTTTTGCTGCCTTGAGTTTCTTCGAAAGACCGTCAATATCCATGCCCGTTGTATCTTCGTTAATGTAAACCTTGTATCTGTTGCACCATTCATCGAATTGCTCATTCTCGTGCTCTGTAAAAGCACAAATCTTCATAGGCCGTCGCAATACAAGAGAAGCTAACTTGCGTAGAATTACTTCAGGTCTCATTTCCCAAGAATTAATCCACACAGGAATATTTTGCATAGCGCACTGAACCATTATTTGAGTGCAGAAAGTCGTCTTACCGCATCCTGTATCGGCAGTAATGACAGTAACTTCTCCTTTACGTAAGCCTTTTAGATAATTGTCAAGATTGCTAAACCCAGTCGAATAGCCTTTATCAATCTCAAAGCGTAAGGAACGTGGCAAATCAGAAATGTGACGAATGCAATGATCTGAAAGTTTTGAAGATGCCAGGACAAATGATTCTTCTAGTGAGGCATTTTCCCATAGATCCGGTTCATTTCCAGAATGTGTTCCCTTCCCTTCCACAAGTCCTCTAAATAAGCTTGATATTCTTTAGCCAGAATGGAGTCGTCTTCTACGAGTGAGCAATGAACTTCGGATCTTTTCGTTGGGCATGATCTATTGAGCCAATTAATGATAAACCCTATAGTGCCTTTTACGCCTTTCCCTCTTGACCCAGACAACCAGAGACACATTTTTTTTAGCTCTGAAGGCAAATCAAGCGAAGGGTAAGTATCGGCTATCTGTTTCATCATAACATCATCAATGCCAACGAAATAAAGCTTATCGCGATCGAAATAGACAGAAGCACGTTTTCCCATATGACCACATTTTTCTTGGGATAATTTAGCACTTCTGGTAGTTTGAAATTGCGTTTATCATACTTCCAGGAATTTACAGATTCCTTGAGGTGCCTTTATCCCAGGGAGAGCTTTAACAGAGCTTTCCCTATTTTCTCGAAAGGTACAGAATTCCAGATTTGGTTTCAAGTATTTATTAATATTTCTTTGTTATATGAGCTCGACTTCGCCTAAAACACTCTCTAAGTCTTTCATTATCACCGTATACGAAACTAACAGCATCTCGAATCAATTGGTGTGCTGAGACAATTTTACCACTATTAATTGTTTCCAGGGCTGCGATATCTTGAACTTTTTCATATTCATCCGCTTCAAATCTTAGAGACACAATCACTACTTTTTTTAGCTTTTTAGGTCTGCCTTTTTTTCGAATCATCTCTTTCTCCTTCCGCTTGAGTGACTTTATCTGGCTATTCAAATCTTATCAAGGATCATGTTGTCATATAACTTTCTTGAGTGTAAATTAAATTTTTAACTTACATTGCGCTTCGTAGACGGTTTTGATGCTTTTGCGCAGGTATAAGGAGAATATGTCAAAGTACCCAAGAGTTACAGAAATCTTACGACCTTTCTCAGGCTATGACCATGTCCCCAAAGACGTTCTAGATAGAGCGGCAGCAAGAGGCACGCAAGTCCATGCTATATGCGCTGGCATTGCCAAAGGAGCATGGATACCCGATAGTATGATACAGGAACACTTAATGGGATATATTACTTCGTTCAAGCTTTGGTTTTCTGCGCAAGTGAAGAGCTGCATAATCATAGAGCAAAGGTACAAGGATGATGACCTGCAATACAGCGGACAAATGGACATGGTTGTTGTTTGTAATGACGATTGTATGTATTTGATCGACCTTAAGACAAGTTCAAGACCTCAGAAGACGTACCCAATACAGATGGCTGCCTACGAACGCCTGCTGCGCTGTCATAGCATAAAAGTATCTGGAGCGATGATTGTCTACCTAAACAAAGACGGTGAGTTTCCAGACATTCACAAACTCGATGACATGACAGAAGAGCTAGAAGTTTTTTACAGTGCGCTAAAGTGCTGGAGATATTTTAACAAGGAAGAGAAAAATGGAAGAACAGAAACCAAACGCCCCTAATGTTTTTCAAAAGATCCTCGGCATCATGAGTGAACTGGATTATGTTGCTAAAGGCGATAAAACAGTCAATGGGCAGTATAGGTT